CGACTTTAATTCTCCCAACACAAAATCGACCGTGGTTAGTTTGCCCTAAAACGACTTTAATTCTCCCAACACAAAATCGACCGTGGTTAGTTTGCCCTAAAACGACTTTAATTCTCCCAACACAAAATCGACCGTGGTTAGTTTGACCTAAAACGACTTTAATTCTCCCAACACAAAATCGACCGTGGTTAGTTTGCCCTAAAACGACTTTAATTCTCCCAAAATGACCTAAAACGACTTTAATTCTCCCAACACAAAATCGACCGTGGTTAGTTTGCCCTAAATCGACTTTAATTCTCCCAAAATGACCTAAAACGACATTAATTCTCCAAAACTGATTTTTTTTCATTCTCTAGTAAGAAAAAGCTCTACCTACAATTACCGAAGAAAACAAATCCCAGAAATCATGGAACGTTATGGAGAAAAATGGTCGAAAGGGGAGGAAGGAGCTCTTATTATGAGTTATCTCATAAATAAAGATAATATCTTTACTCTTTCTAGAACAATGAAACGAACCAAAGTAGCAATTGTTCTTCGTCTGATGAAACTCAGAATTATCAGACAAGTTTATCAAGCTAGAGGGTTTGATGAACTTGAAAACTACGATAAGAGTCGCCTTGTCAGTCATTAATCTAACTATAAAAACCAAAAAATAACAAAAACCAAACAAAAATATACTAAAGTAGTTTAGTATATTGTAATCATAAATACACAAGAAATATCCTTGTAAACTGAATTTTTTTCATCGATTTTGTAAAAGAAACACTTACGTAAATGCTTCAAAGTTCGAATTCGTTCAACTGTTAAAACTGAAAATTTTTCATTCTCTAGTAAGAAAAAGCTCTACCTACAATTACCGAACGAAATAAACTGAATCAATTTCATCTTCTGTAAGAGAAAATCAATCAACAACAATGGCTTCTTCCACAGTTTTCGATCTTATTTCTGTCAGTCTTGGCAAGTCTCTTGAGACTATCATCATCCCGAACTTCGTTGCTGTTGCTGTTGCTGTTGCATCTGAATTTGGAGACGAACCTCCTTCAAAGGATTCTATGAAAATTCTTTTTGAAGGCGCTTTCAAGAAGGCTCTTTCCAATCCTGGTAATAAAGTTTCCACGAAGTCTCCAAAGTCTCCAAAGTCTCCAAAGTCTCCAAAGTCATCTGACAAGAAAGAGAAAATGACTCCAAAACCAAAGGTTAAGAAAGCACCAACACCAAAACCTCAATGGTTGTCTCTCAATGATATGAAGGAACAACTCGTAGATAAGAAACATTTTTACTGCGGATTTGTTGCTGACAGAGGTCCTAATAAAGGTAAATTTTGCGGAACAATTCTTACTGAAGAACACAAGAACTGTGGAAATTTAACAAACGACGGTTGGACTTCTCATACACCTGATGAGGAATTCAGTATCGTCGGCGATGGTTGCAAGATGCGTTGCAAAAAGTGCTGGACTAAGGGAAAAAATGGTTGTTATCGCAAAGAAGGCGCAGCTGAGAAAATGTACTCTGAAGAATTTAAAACTCAGAGAAAAATTGTCAATGACCTCCCCGAGGTCCCTGAAGTACCTAATGATGATATCATAGAGCCAACCGAAGAAGAATTAATACAAGCTCAGAAAACCAACGACGAAGAAGAAGAATTAGAGCAGATGTCTGATTCTGACAATGAAGAAGACAATGAGGAAAAAACGGAGGATATCCTTGACGGTCTTCTTGACAACGATGGTCCTATTATAGATAGCATTTAAATAAAACCAACTCCAAAAAATAACAAAAATAACAAAAATAACAAAAATAACAAAAATAACAAAAATAACAAAAATAAAATATACTAAAGTAGTTTAGTATATTGCAAATCTCTAAACTTTGAGAAGTCTTGATTTTGTTGAGAAAATTTTCTTACAAAACTGAATTTTTTTCAAAAAATTTGAAAGAAAACATACACTTCTAAAACCATGACTACTCTCGGCTACACTCTGCTCGAACATCAACGAGAACATGTTCAGTGTCTTGTTGATAAGTTCATACAGTATAAGTCCATGATCGATCTATCTTTGATGGGGCGCGGAAAGACTTATACTACATCGTATGCGGCAACTGTGATGAAAGCTATTGTTGTGGTTGTATGTCCTGCCAGCGTAGAGACAAAGTGGAAAGAGATGAAAACACAGTTCAATGCTCCTATCTGGAAGGTTATCTCGTACGAAAGTTTACGCGGGGTCAAGAACAAGCAACCAAAACACGGACTGCTGAACAGAAGTGACAAGCAAAACAGACGAGGTGTATTCACTTCGTTCAAAGTCACCGAGGCTCTGTCGTCTGTTACCAAGGATCACAAGGTTCTGTTTGTCTTCGATGAAGTACAGAAAACCAAGAACAAGTCTGCAACAGCGAAAGCTTGCATTGCGATTGCATCTCATGCCTGTGCAAAGGAGAAATCCAAAATTCTTCTTCTGTCTGGCACACCGATTGATAAGAAAAATCAATCGATTAACTTGTTGAGAATGATGGGACTTATCACGAGCAGTATGCTTGCATACACGGACAAGGAGACAGGCGTAATAAGACCTGTGGGTTTTGGAAAACTGCGTCGTACTTGTCTAGAACTTAACCCTGTTGTTACTCTAAGACTTGAGGATAATTACAATCTTGCGAAGAGAACAACAGATTATCCAAAAATTTGTTACGATATGTTCATTGATATTGTACTCAAATATCTCAGTTCGAAGATGCCCGATGATGTGATGACGCACAAGTTGAATATTCGCAATCGTTACTTTAACTGTACCGACGAAGAGAGACTTGATATCGAGAGCCATATCAACGATATGAAGGGCATGTTCAATCATACACAGACTAGACTTCGGCGAACTGATATCAACACATTTGGTGCCATACAGAAGGCATTGTTAGGAATTGAGAAGGCAAAAGTTGGTATCATTTCTCGCAACGCACAGAAGGTGCTTCTCGGCAATCCAACGACGAAAGTATGTATTATGGTCAATTTCACAGAACCACTCAAAAAATTGGCATTGTTACTTGGACAATTCAATCCAGTTGTTATCAACGGAGCTGTTCCAAAACATAAGAGAATGGAAATGTTGGAAGAATTCCAAAGAGATAACGACACATCACGTCTTGTCATAGCAAACATGGATGTATTGTCTACCGGAATTGACTTAGATGATAAGTTTGGTGATAGAAAGAGATATGTGTTCGCATCCCCTAACTACAAAACAATGGTCATTCAACAGATGACATACAGATTTCTGCGTGCAAATACACAGAGCAACACAACGATCGACTTTGTTTACGGGAACTGTAAAGTGGAAGAATCAAGTATGCTGAGCTGTCTGAGTAAAAAAGCCTGTACTATGCGAGATGCATGTCTAGATAGTAAAAATGAAAACGTTATCTACCCCGATCAATATCCCAAGATAATATGTTAAATAACAAAAAAAACAAAACTAGAGTCAAAACAAAACTGAAATTTTTTCATCCTCTAGGATGAAAAAGCTTATCCTACAAATATCCAAACAAAAACTTTACAAAATGTTTTCCTATCCACTGACTTTTAAGTCCGAAGGCGAACATGTCGATCATATTAAGAACAATCAAAAGTTTTATCGAGATGTTCTTGATATGAAAGATTCAAGCGAAGAACTTGAACTTCAAATAAAGAAGAATTCTGATATGAAAGACTTGATAGATCAGATGAATGGTAAGTTAAAGATTGTTGATGATGAAAAAAGAAAACAAGACGAAGAGCTTAAAAAGACAAAAGAATTACTGGAAAACACAACGAAACTAGAAGAACTTCTTAGTAAGAAAAACACTGGTGTTAGTGTTGTTTATAAAGGTGCTTGTGACGAGAAATATGTGGAAATTGTCTTGAAAGAAGTTGCTGGGGATACTTATACCGTTGATAACGGAGATGGAACTAAAAAGATGGATGTTAGATTGATAAGAAATGATGGTTCATATACTATTGGGATAGAGTGCAAGGATAAAGAAACTGTCTCTAAAGCAGACATTGAAAAATTTAGACGCGATAAAGTTAAGAACAAATTTCATCGCAGTATCTTTATCAGTACAACTCCAATCAGAAATGTTATAGACGAAGAAAACCAAGTTAAGATAATTGGAGACGAAATGTGGATTGTTACAAATGATCATATCTTCCTTGCAGCTGTAATGAAACTGTATCTTGCTAATCTGGAATACGAGAAAGACAGAGTATTTGATAAGAAAATCATCTTTGATAACATTATTGATACATACAACACTTGGCAAGCAACAAAGAAACAGAATCTCAAATTAGACCAATCGTTCTTGAGATTATTGAATCTTACTCCAGATTTCGAAACTCTTGTTAAGGGTCATCTGTATCTTGGGATAGCCGCCAAGTTCAAAGCTGGAAAAACTCCTTATTAATGTTAGATGAATGTCTTAAAAATAATAAAAAACAAAAAAATATACTAAAGTAGTTTAGTATATTCTCAAAAGTCAAATATTTGGTCTCTCGTCGTGTAAGAAACCCCCATTTGTTTTTTCTAGTTTTATGATAAGAAATTGTAGTTTAAAACTGATTTTTTTTCATCCTCTAGGATGAAAAAGCTCTATCTACAATTACTGATAATCTTCAGTCTTTGAACTTTAAAAACGAATTTACAACTCAAACCGATAACAAAAAACTCCATTCTCTACAACCATGAGTCCAAACATCATTGCTTTCGGGTTTAAAGGTCTTCCTCTTGTTCATATAAGTGAAAATTACAAAGGAACCGAACAATCATCTTTGAGATCGAAGGTCAAGAAATCTTTCTTGAAATACGGAAATGTAAGAAATCTCTACATCAATTTAGATACTGGTAATGGTCATGTTTTTATCGATATCTCTTCGTCAACGTCCGAAGAAAAATCATCAATCTATAAACTTCGAGATACCATTTTCGATTCTCCTATGGGGATGATAAAGATTTCATGGGAACAACCTTTACATAATATGAAATCAGATTTCGAGCGCTTTCTTCCTTACAAATCTTGGTTATTCAATCATCATGATGGTACATATGCTGAAATCAAAGCAAGACACGATGAAAAACTCAAAATCGACCAAACGATAGATATGCTTCAATATCAAAACTATCTCCAAGAAGTAGAGTTTGAGGGAGAACAAGAACAATGGGGACTTCAATGTGGTATAGACGAAATTCTTACAAGTTGTTCTCCAGAATATTTAGAATATGAAAACACTATAATCGAAACCAGGAAGAGGAAGTACGACGAAGCTCTTATTATCCCTTATGAAGATTTTGAAAGTTCAGACGATGAAGATTTTGAAGACTATGAACTCGTAGAATCTTTCTCTCCGGTTTCTGGAAAGACCAACTTTTCAATCGAAGAGGTTTCTGAACATATTAGAATGTTAGGTGTTACAACCGGAAAAACCGAACTCTCAATCAAGGAATTGACACATTATTTCGGACAGAAAAGAGAGTACAAGAAAATTATTAAACAAAAAAATGTTTTATCTTCTACTGACCTTGAAGTAGAATTTCCAAAACTTTCGTTGTAAAGATAAATATAAGAAACAATAAAATACAAAACAAAAAATATACTAAAGTAGTTTAGTATATTAAAGGAAAATTTAACAAAATGGATTGCGAAGCTTGTAATATGGTTTCTAAAGGTCAAGTAAATGTAACAGAGGACGACCATTACGGCGGATGTATCCCGTGCTGGGTAGAAACTGAAGATGTTTGGTCTATTCTTTCTAAACCACATCATATAGATGAAGTAGAAAGAGATCTTGACATTTTAGATATAGATTCTGATGTATCTGAATAATTATAATTTTATAAAATTTATTTTTATAAAATGCACCACCATGTACTAGAACCACAAGATCAAAACGTCGAATACAGAGAAACTACATTAAACCTTAGTATCAGAGATATGAAAGGAGAAGATGCAGACATTCTCGTAGAAGATCTATCAGAAAAGGATAAAGAACACATGCTAAACTTTGTTAAAGAAACTTTGAGGGGAGTTCATGAAATGCACGAAAATATACTTGTGAAAGATATAAAAATGGAAGACGGAGAATTTAAAATGATGATAGGAAATACACTTAAAGATGAAGATTTTAACATTACTTCTGAACTTATTAATGAGTATTTTATGTCAGAAACTATACAGAAAAAAATTCCAAAAATTAAAGAAACCCAATATAAAGTAATGATTGATATCGAATAACCTAATACCCAACGTTCGATATATTTATTAGACGAAATATAGAGATAGATGAATCTGTAACAAAATCTACATATCCAGGATATTGTATTTGAATAGGTTCTAGTCTACTAGTAAAAAATCTACCTGTTTTTTCTTCCTCAACAATCAATATATCATTAAGTTTATATAGTTCTCTTAATTCTTCGTAATTATCTATATCAAAATCAACTTGTCTGTTAAACATTTTGAGAAAAGACCCAGAATCGACTTTAATTGTGTGCGCCATTTTTTCTTAAAAAACTAGCTATAAATTCATTTTTGTAATAATCACAGAGAAACAACTGTTGGTAAGAGATTTTAAGACTATCAAATAAAAAAGATAATAATATATTTTAATAGAGATTTCTATTAAAATGTTCCCCTTTCTACCAGAAGAGTTAGAAAGAATGATATGGACACAATTTCGTTCAAGATTTGTATTTAGACAAATTAGAGACAGGAAAACTATTTGGTGTAGTCCGTCGAAAAATCTACTTGTCTTAACACGGGAAATAGGAGCTATACAGGTAAGATGTACAGATTTTGAGAGAATTCTACACAAGGGTCATATGAAATGGTACTACGATAATCTGTACTACCAACCATGTTTGAGGGAATTATGTATAAACTGTGTGAGGTATGGGTTTCCTTGCGAATCGGCAGTTCATATTGGAAATATGTCTGACAAAATGTTAAAGAATTGGAAATTTTAAATATAGATCACAAGAGTATCTACGAGTTCATATTCAGGAAAGGTTTCGAAGAAGAAGAAACTTTTTGATGTGTTTTCTACAAATTCTTTGGCGTCTGAAGGGTCTTTAAATAGAAGATACGGTTCGTAAGAAGATGGAATCATATCATAAGGAGGTTCTGTGTATTTCTTGTACTCGTTAATGAATACAATATTAGTATATGTATCTTTGTTTTCATCTAAAAAAATTTCGATATTTTTATTCTTATAGCCACAAAAAATTTCCTTGTACTTCTTTACTTTGTCATATTCTCTTTCTGCAAGAATCTTGTGATGTTCCGAAATATATCGATGGTCCAAAAATTTCCCGATTCTTCGTAAAAGTTCTTTTACCCATTCTTTTTTAAAGGTATTGGTATATTCGTCCATTTTTATTAGATTATTTCTAATACAAATTCACATTTTGTACTCTACCCCTTTTTCGTCTCTAGGTTTTTTACCTATACATATATTGTATATGAATCGAATAATTAAAATCTGCCAAAAAATCTGTAATCCAAAATTTACCACCAAGAAGAAAATAGCAACTTGTTCGTCCACCCAACAATCATAAAAATATACACTTAAAGTCAATTTTTTATGTCTAAAAATTTCGTTTAATATATTATAGTTAAGTATTATACGTGTAGGTATCCATGATATTACAAAAAACGATAAAGACACATTGGATAGGGCCATGTATCGTTTATCTAAATTTACTTCGTAAATTTTGTTCATTGTCTTTGCAACGTTTAAGAAAATATCAGCAAAATCGTGAGACAGAGCAATAATAACGCCTACTCGAGAAAATCTATATATACTTACAGTTAATAAAACTAGAGTTGAAAGATGATGGGTTAGAAATATATTGTAATCTTTATTTGATTTATCCATATGTAATATCTGAACTATGTATCTTATAAAGTAGAAATAATAGTAGATATAGACAGACCATTCAAATTCGTACTCCCAAATCATACCCAAATCATACAGCCATTCTCGGTTTCCGAAAGTCAAGAAACCTCCGATAAAAAAAAATGTATGTTCTGCTACTAAAAATAAAGGTTTTTCTATCTTGTCTTTATATGGAGTATATGACGCAATATTCCTTATACAATCTTTTAAATAAGTCACAGCTATTTCAAATAGTTTATAAACCATTTTAAAAGGTATAAATTTTAAACGATAATTATATAAAATGTGTTGTAAAGAATGCGGTGGAAAAAAACATACTTCAAAAACTTGTCTATCAAAATATAAAGATATAATGAGAACAGAGACAAATGTAGAATGTTCTATTTGTTTGTCTAAAGTAAACAAACCCAAATGCAAAACTTCTTGTGGACATATATTCCATATTACGTGCTTAAAACAATGGTTAAAATCTAATGTAACTTGTCCAAACTGTAGAAAATCTATTAATAATAATAAAGAAGAAGTTCTTATTATACTAATCGATGCTATAATCGAAAGAATAGAGGAAATCGACGATAATTATCTTTTAGCAAGTCCTAATATGGTTGAAGATGTTATAGAATCGTACTTTGAAAATGAAATTTTAATTTAAAGTAAAAATCTAAAAAATGACTACAATGCAAACTTTCGAATCAGCCATCAAGAACTTTCTTTCTTTGAATGTTCTTAAACCTCTAGCAGAAGTATCTGTAGCTAATCAGGGTTTCAGTACAGAACAACTTGTTGAGAAATTTATTGAAACTCTAGATTTACCCTTAGTTGTTCCAGAAGCCAAAGGAGTTACAAGAAAGCGTTCTCCCAAGAGTTCTTCCCCAAAATCAGAACAACAATGGTTAACTTATGAAAAATACTCAGAAGAATGTGATGAACATTTTTTATGCGGTTACGTCCAGACGCGCGGAAAATTTAAAGATCACTATTGTGGTGTTGTTCTTGACAAAACAAACGTTGTCAGCTGGACTAAAGAAACAGGTTTTACAGAATCTTCCCCACAAATTGAACTTCAAGAGGTTGATAATAAACGCAACGAAATGAGATGTAAATTATGTTGGTCTCGCGATCCAAAGACTTCAGAATTCAAGAGAAAGAAGGGAAGAGGAGACAAGTTGATTTCAGAACACAAAGGAGACATCGTTGCCCCTAATGTTATAGCAGGAGTATCTGTTCCTGATAATGAAAGCCTTATGGGGTTTTTGAGCGGAAATAGTAAAACATTTATATCACCAACTCGTGCAATGGAATCTCCGAAGAAAATTATTCGAGCAAAGAGATACCCTGGTCTTGCTAGAAACGAAGAATATAGTCACGTTGTTCCTAATCCAGAACACCATGATATGTCTTGGTTGATTCGAGCAGATTCTGATGGTCAAGTTGTTATTGGGAAGTTTGAAACAGAAATGACGCCTACTAGAATTTTTGAAGCCGATTATCTTGAAGATTTGGTGCCTTTGGATCAAGAAGATATCAAAAAATGCAAGGAGTTTAATATTGAATACCGTGTTTATGAAAAACCACAGGACGACGATATGGGTATCCCAGTAGTTCATGAAAGAGAAGACGACACGACTACGATGCAAGATATTCCAGATGTCCCTACGTTAGAAATTGACGATTTACTAAATAATATGACTCTATAAAATGGTAAGCTATGATACAGAAGCGGTTTTGATAAATGTGTTTGGAGATGAATGGGGAGGGGGAGAATTATGGGATTTATATGAATCTATAAGCAATCCTAAACAATTTTTTTCTATTTTTGTATATATTTTCTCTGTCATGTTTTTGATACTTCCTGGTATTCTATATCTGGTAATTTATTTTATAGAAAAAGATAAGAAAGATATTTCTACTAAAAAAAAGAAAGAAGTCGGACATTATATATTTTTAGGTTCAGGTTTAATCCTTCTTGGTATAATTATTATAGTGGGATATCATTTCTTGTAATTTATATCGTAAAGATATAAATTATTCATTTATACATATCAAAAGTAGGATTCATAAAGGTGTCTGAATTTTTTGACTCCAATCTATTTTCTCTCATCACACGGCGTTTTGTTCTAACATCGTCTAATTTTTGTCTAAATTGACTTCCCTTTTCTTGTACATATTTTCCAGCTCTTGTGTTATAATAAACCCACATAACAGAACCAACCAATGCTGTAAGCGAAAAGATGGCCATAACATAGAGTTCCCATGGTTTCTTACTTGTGTCAAATCTGTTATCAACAGCCATAAGACCAGCCAAGACAACAGTTAATAAGACAACAGTTAATAAGACAGTGAGCCTAGAGTGTGCTGTCAAAAGAAGCACTGCGAGACCAAAAACACCTGCTCCTATCAAAAGAATACGTGTATCTTTAAGTTTCTTGCTCTCCCAGTTTGCTATCATATCGAAAGAAACGACAGAAACAAATAAAGAGAAAGCAAAAATTATAGCAACATACTTCCAATTCCATTCTAAATTAAAAATCTCCATTTTATACTAATAAAAAAATTAATAAATTTCTCTCCAAGTCATTGTAACTGTTACATTTGTTTCCACATCTTTAAGTTCCGTAACTTTAACAACAAAAGCGTCAGAAAATGTGGAACTAAAGTTTTGAGAAATGAAATTTTTCTTAGCATCGCTTGGCGACGAAGAATTATACGAAGAGAATGTATTTTTCTTTTCAGTAGAAGACTGAACGAAACCAGTTTGTATAACTTCTTGTGTAGATGTTGGATCTATAGTACAATCATCAACGTACTGAACTCCACTTTCATCATTTACAGAAGTGGTAGTAGTTCCTGTTATAGAAGCCGTGGTTCCCTCTCCGTTTACTTTTATAACTTCGTATTTAACATTAGAACCGTCGGAAAATACACCTACATCCAAAAGTCTTATAAACATTCTATTTGGTCTATTTTTGAATGAGTTTTTGAGTAATATACCTATAACATTAGAGCTATCATTATCCAGAGTCACAGGGGTTGAAACAACTGAAAAATCTCTGCCGGCTTCACTATATCCTCCTTCGGAAATTACGGTTCCGCATATCTGGTCAAAATTACAAGAACGATTAGAACTTATGTTTTCAATCTCGCATCTTAACGGAAGATTTGGATTTGACATAAACACCTTATCAAGGATATCAGAATTATAGAATGTATGACATAAAACATACTCGTCTTCGTGAACAAAACCACACCGCACTCTCCCTACACCCAGCCATTGCATGTCAAACCAACTAAGTTGGGTTTTTGATATATCTATAGTCCAGTTACTGCTTCCTTTTCCATTTAATCTATCTCCGTTCCAATCAGCTTGTTTTATAACTCTTTCTTTTGCTTCTCCGGTTACAGAACTGCGTATCGCAAATTTTAATACGCCATTTTCGTCTTCTTCAAAGTAAATACCATCTTTGTCGTCAAAATAACCTGTTTTCTTACTTACCCCTTTACAAGTTTGTTTTAATACAATAGTACTCATAATAAGTTGACTCTTGCCAGGCATGTAATGATGATACATCTTAGATTGATGTACCGCTCTGCTACCATTAGTATCTGTCACAGAGAGTTTTACAGACGATTCGTTGGGGTTGTGAACAATTGTTCCTCCCTTAAATTTATAGTTGAGCATATCTGGGTTGTCTCCATATACATGTGTATAGTCACCTAAAGTAAAAGGGTTTGATATTCTTACTCTTTGAAAGGCGTCGGTACTCCCGACATTCTGTGTTATGAGTTTTGCTTGAACTTCGTTACTTTCTTTATAAAGTAAATGAGTAACTATAAACATTAAGACAGTTATAATAACAACCCCGATTATATAAATGTGATCAAAATAATCTTCTACCATTTTAAAATGCAAGACAATTTAATTAAAGGTTTATTTTTTGGAGGAGGATTTGGTGTTTTGATAACTTATGTTTTCTTACATATTACTGGAACGTTATCTAAACTTGCTATTGTATTTCCACCTATGACATGGAAAATTTGGACATTTTCGATGCTTATAACCACAGCTTCTGTTTTGGGAATATATTCTCATTTCTCTTTCAAACAGAGAATGACAGACTGGAAGCGTAACTTGTTTATAGTATCGACTTGTATCTTCTTAGGGAGCGCGATGTCATGGTCCCTTGCGGTGGAGTACATAACACATAACAAGACAAACACAGACCTGGAAAGATTACCATTAATCTTCACAGCTTTAGCAACTATTGGTATTCTTGTCTCTGTCTCTTATTCTACAGATAACTGGTTACTGATTGCTGCTGCTTCTATTGTAGTTTTTCATCATCTATTTTTTGATGCTATGATATGGGCAAATATGCATGAAAAATCAAAAATTATTACTGTATAAAATGCCATATGCAATAAAAAAGGTAAAGGGAGGTTTCAAAGTTGAAAAAAAAGGAGGAGAAAAAACAAGTACAGGAAGAAGATATTTTTCAGATAAACCTCTGACAGAAGAGGGAGCAAAATCTCAAATAAAAGCATTACATGCTTCTGAAGGTAGAAAGACAATATCTCCGACAAGGAAACGTTTAAGTTCTCCTAGACGCTGTGTTAAGTCGCCTACTCGTAAATACAAACCAACATCTCCAGGCAGGAAAAGAAAAAAACAAGTATCACCAAAACCTAAAAGAAGACATTCTAGTCCAAAATATAAAAGAAAATAATTTAGTATTATAAAATGATTAATGAAAAGAAAGTTTCTAAAGATTCCTATAAATGGGGTCATGTTGGTGTTATTATATACCACTCGTTGACCGCTATAGTATTGATTGCTACACAATATATGCAGAACACATTTGGGTTCAATTCTAGAAACGTAGTGATAGTTGTTTCTATTATTTTGCTTATTGTATCGCTTTTGTCTATTTTGCCTATCACAAAAGATTACGACAGAATTGTTATTGAATAATTTTAAAAGATAACCTTTTAAAATGACGGTAGAAGTTGTCTTTTCTCATTCGGGTAGTATGTTTGCTTATTATCTAGGTATAGCAGAAGTTCTTCAAGATTATGACTTGACAGATGTTATTTTTAGCGGAACTTCTGGAGGAGTTTTTCCTTGTATTTTATTAAACTCTAAAAATTGTATTAGAGAATTCTTTGATCAAATACTAGAGTATGTTAAAGATTCTAGTGGTAGCTGGGAACATATCATCAGAGACTTCTTAAACAAATATCTGTCACAACAAGATGTAGAAGCAAATCAAAACAAGTTTATGTGTAAACTTACAAAACTTAACAATTTTCTACTACCAGAAAAAGTTGTCGTGAGCGACTGGAAAGACAAAGAAGACTTTGTAGAATGTATAGTGTCAGCCTGTTATGTTCCGATTATGTGTGGAAATAAATTTTACATCGAATATAGAGATCAAAAAATAATTGATGGTTTCTTTTCTGGAACTTCTAATACACCTGTAACAAAAAATAAATTTATTCTATTTCATCCTAATAAATGGAGATACATAAATCCTAGTTGGATGTTGCCCTCAAAAGATACCGTATGGTTGAAATCTTTGTATCAATTAGGTTATAACGATGCATTGGAAAATATTAAAGATATTAAGAAAGTTTTAAAACAGAATAAAGAAAAAGAATTAAAAACAGGAAATGATTCGATTTGATAGAATTAGCGAACACGCAAAACTCCCTGTAAAAGGCACTCCTTTATCGGCAGCTTTTGACCTTTACTCTGCCGAAAAAACGGTAGTTAATTCCTTTTCAAGAAAACTTGTATGTACGGGTTTAAAACTTTCATTTTGCCCAGAATATATGTATCTTCGTATTGCTCCACGCTCAGGACTAGCTGTTAAAGGTATTGATGTAGGGGCTGGTGTTGTTGACTCTGATTATAGAGGAAAAGTAAAAGTATTACTTATTAACAATACAAAAGAAGATTTTGTCGTAGATACAACCGACAGAATTGCTCAAATGATCCCTGAGGCTATTATTCCTTATACAAAATGTATAATCAACGGGGAAGAGAACACCACAGATTCTCCATTCTTAAGAGAAGAACGAGGAGAAGGAGGTTTTGGTTCCACCGACTAAATTATTTAAACAAATATTTGTTTAAATGAAGCGCGCCTTAGACTTTTCTGATGTTCTTATTGTTCCAACAAAAACAAGTATAGGGTCTCGAAAACTAGTAACTTTAGAAAAAACTTTTAAATTCAAACACAATCCTCAACAATTAACATGCTTGCCTGTTATGGCGGCTAATATGGATACAGTGGGAACTATTGCTGTTATGAAAGTTCTTGCAGAGAATAATATGTTTACCTGTTTACATAAATTTATAACTTTGAAAGAATTTGAAGATAATAAAGTTTTCTTGTCTGAAAATTTAGATAATTTTGCTGTTTCTATTGGGTTCAATAAAGACGAGATATCCAGACTAATAGAAATAGACAAGATTGTGAATTTCAAAGTTATCTGTATAGATATAGCTAACGGATACATTGAAGACTTTGTTGTTTTCTGTTCAAAGGTAAGGGAATCTTTTCCATATAAGATAATAATAGCTGGAAATGTTTGTACTGCAGAAGGAGTGGAACAGTTAGTTGTTGATGGAAAAGTAGACGTTGTAAAGTGCGGAATAGGAGGAGGAAGCGCTTGTACCACTCGTATCAAAACAGGTATAGGTATGCCTCAGTTTTCATGTGTCTTAGAATGCTCTAAAAAGGCCCGCGAATTAGGAGCTCATATGATCAGCGATGGTGGTATAACATGTCCTGGTGATCTGGCAAAGGCTTTTGGGACAGGAGCAGATTTTGTTATGGTAGGCGGACAGTTTGCTGGTCACGATCAAAACCCAGGAGAAATTATAGAAGAGAACGGGAAAAAATATAAGGCTTTCTACGGAATGAGTTCGTCTCATGCTATGAAAAAGAACTACGGTGAGAAAAAATCATACAGAACATCTGAAGGTAGATATATCAAAATACCTTACAAAGGTTGTCTTTCTGAAACGATAGAGGACTTCTTAGGTGGCCTAAGAAGTACTTGTACTTATGTTAATTGTAGTAATATAGATGAAATTCTTTCAAAAGTTGAGTTTGTTAGAGTTAATCAGCAGTATAATAGAAGTCTGGTAAGTTAATCTTTAACTATTTTACCACACGCAATTCGTTTACCAGCATTACCGGTTCTCAAACTTTCCTTATCTCCTCCTTTTCCTAAATCGTCTTCGTCTTCGTGTATAACAACACTTCTATTCAAAATACTATGTTCTCCGCTTAATTTTACTAACAAGTCTGTAAAACTGGTTTTACAAACTCCATTCTTATCTACTTCAATGTTTCCAAGATCGCCTACGTGTCTGTGTTCTCTATCATCATTTGGTCCTCCGTGTGTGGCTTTGAATGGATTGTAATGAGCACACAAACTTCCACATCCCTTGTCAACTGTTCCTTTTTCGTGAATATGAAATCCGTGTTTTCCTTCTTTGAAACCATACACGTCTATTATGATTTGTGTTTTACCCTGTTTTTCAATAAACCTGATGTTTCCATGATTTTTAATTTCTGCTATTGCTTCCATATCATCAAATGGTTCTATTATACCCCAATCCATTTTATTAAGAAAAAGATTGTGTAGGAATTTCTAAAAAACTTGTCGACGTTAATTCTTTTATGTCTCTGGAATTCGTACACAAACATAGTAAATGTTTTTGTTTGATATATGGGTCGCATTGTATACTATTTCAGTCCATTTTGAAACGAAAATTTAATGAAAAATATCTCAAAAAACGATAATCGCGATTACAACGCGATCTTACACCTTTTTACATTTCAAACGCCGATTTAATATAAAATTGATACTAAGTAAACTTATTTAATTATACACAACAACTACAACTAACATAATGACTGAACTAATCCGTATTCCAAATATTGAAAACTATACTCAGGAAATTATTAATGGAGAACTTATACTTACACCAAAAAAACAATACATGACAGAGAATGAACTTAATATAACGCAGATTACAGGCTCAAAGATTGAAGAATGTTTAATCAAAAAAAAAGAAGAAATCATATCAATAAACACGATTTATCGGTCTGTTTTAGTTGATATATGGAAATCCATGCCATCTCAAAAAATATTACAAACCACTACATTTAATTTTAAATTAACAAATGAAAATGGCGAAAAAGGTTATAAATGGTGCGATGACATCCATATGTCATTTCAAAATAAGGATGCAAGAGGAACACTCAAAGAAATACTTAATATGGTTAAAGTAAATAAATTAACTATTAAGTTGTCTATTAAATTAGAAACAGGTAGAATTGTTCATTTTAAAATAGAATAATCGGCGTTTGAAATGTAAAAAGGTGTAAAATATTAAATATTATTATATAAAATGTATACCCCTGAACAAATATCACTAATTGAATTATTAGACAAGAAAACCCCGTGCTCTCCTGAAAAAATCCGGAACCCGGAAACTAAGAGATGTGTCAATAAAAAAAGTAAAAAGGGAAAAGAAATACTGACAAGATTACAGGTGGTACCATCGTATACGAAAAAACAATTATCAGATACATTAGCTTTAGATATAAAAAAACCTTGTTCGTTGGACAAAATCCGGAACCCGGAAACTAAGAGATGTGTCAATAAAAAAAGTAAAAAGGGAAGAGAAGTGTTAAGAAAAATGGGAACAACTACCCCAAAAGTATCGTCAACAACTACCCCAAAAGTATCGTCAACAACTACCCCAAAAGTATCGTCAACAACTACTATACTGCACCCAGATGGTAAGGATTATTGTTACCCCAATTTAAAAAGTGGCGTAGACGCGATGTTAACTGGTGTACCGTTTGTTTTTGTACCGTATACCAGAAAACAAATATCTTCTATAAATAAATTTCCTATACCTGCAGAGAACGCCAGCAAAGAACAACAAAGACAATCAAGGGAACAAATGTTCCAAGGAGAGGGTTCTGTCGGGGGGCATATTTTCGCAAGTTTACAGGGTAAACAAAACCCGATGGGTATGAACTCTGGAATGGTGAATCGGTACGGGACTGATGTGCATATAATACTTGGTGAAGAATTTTCGACAGAACTAGAGGAGATCTTTCCAGGTCCCCGGTATAAACTTGGTAATAACAGGATGTCATATCGTAAAAAATTCACCGGCGCTGCTAGTAGTTTATCCGACTTGAGTTACCACTGGGAGGGACAACAAACAGGTATTCCATTGGAAGATATGACCGATTATATCGGGTTTATCTGCCCTTGTGGTCAACCTAGAGGGTTTGCCGGTATTTCGTTTATTAATCAAAAATCTCCAAATGATGCGCGCGTACCTTACGCAGAAATAGTTAAAGCCTCGAAAATAGATCGTCTCCAAAATAAGAACAAGGTTAATCGTAATAATAAATTTTTCCTTAAATTGAAACCGGATTTTTGGCGTACCGAAGTTGGTAAGTTAATGTCTCCTGTAGAGACACTTTGTCCGAAGAATCATTACATACTATTCAATACAGCATTACCACACGGCGTTTCGAGAGGAGTTACTGGGGACGAGGAAGGTTATGGCTTATATTTAGACATATTTCGGGAAGAAGAGGCTGCCAAGAAACCACATAACGATTTTTGGAAATTACAAACGAGGCTAGGGAATCTGTTAACAACCCCAAGGACTGCTGGTCATCGTTACCCCCATAAAGGTTACTACGAGGGCGAAACCTATGATATGGAATGGATTGACCATAAAATCTACACGTTTCTACTTCGTTCTATGCCGTCCCATTGGCCTTCAGGAAAAGAGACATTCATTGTACATTCTGCTGCCATGAGAGGTATCGCGGAGAGGGTGAAAGACAGAGACATGTATACGGGAACAACAAAAAGCGGACAGGTACACGGTGTATTTCAGTTTAGATACCCCAAAAACACCGAAATCGAGAGACCTATATTATTGAATCTAACTATACAAAAAATGTGTAATCGTAAGGGATTTGATATCCCTCGCTCGCTTATGGGTAAACGGGTTAAACGAGACCCGTCCTTACTCTCTTATAATTTCGCTGTTCGTTTCGGATTTCCCGACCTCCGAGATTTAGGGATAATTGACGGTGTATCTATGAGACCCGTAGGTACTGTGGCCGACGATATGCATCCATCTGTATAAACTACAGAATTGATAAAACATATATTCTGTTTTAAGACCGAAATCATGAAATACTATTTCTGTATCAGATATTTCTAACTATTTTTTATTTCTTCCAATAGAATTAATTTCTTACTTTCCTTTGCGCCCGTATTCTCAAGAATTCTTTAACTCTTCTCATCTGAAACGTGTGAAACTCGTCTAGTTATTTGAAACGAATGTAAGCAAATATAAAATTTTTTATACTTTATTAAGTATAAAAATGAGATTTATTCATAAAGACGCCAATATATCTCGTCTTATGACAAAGCAAGATAACAAAAATATACACAAAACACTTGGATTTCTAAGTGTATGTAGTTTTATCTATCGTTACGGGTTTATTTATCCTTCTCAAGGAAACCTTGGTTTTGATGGAAGTTTTTTCGACTGGGTTACTATGTCAGTTCATGTTATACTATCTTCGTCGGCTATAATTTTCCATGTACCAAAGAAAAGAATCCCAGACAAACCATTAGTAATATATGAAGAATACAGATTACATGCTATGATTTTTACATTTAGATGTTTCTTTGTATTTCTTTTTTCTATTGTTTTTCCATCGAGACCTTGGTATCTTGTTCCTGCTATAGTAGGTCTACATCATTGTCAAGCAGATATGGTAACTAAAGATTATGGAAGTACTGGCAACACAGCTGTGAGATCAACATCAGAGAGATTAAAAATTAGTGATTTTTACAAGAAAATGTCTTTGTTTTATTCTTTCTATCAGTTTTTAGCAATAGCCTCTCATCTTGTTATGAACGAACGTTCTGCTGATTTAGGTTATAACTCTTTGGTGGCAATTCAATCGTCAGCATTTTTGATGACATTATATAGAAAGAAGATAATAACAGGCAAAACTCACATGTTAGTCTATAGCGGTTGTTTAGTTTTGTCATCTTATCACATTATCAGACTTTTAGATAGTTATACAGTATTTTTAGCAACTTGCGCGTTCATAACAAGAATCAAAACTCCGATTAATAAATACTTAATTTGGGGTGGTTTCTTGTGTCTAAGTCAATTTACGATTTATTGAATTTTCCTACACTCTTTCCCCATTTTATTAAGTTCTTCTGAACATCATCGTTTGAAATTATACAGTTGAAAAAGTACAAATCTCTTTTCGAATATGCTTTATCTAGACAGTCAGATAATTTTTTAACAGATGTAATTGTTTCTATATTTTTCCCTCCAAGAGACTCGAAGAAAGAAGAATAATCCCAATTTTGAAATTTGTTATACTCTCCTTTGTGTATAGCATCTTCGATAACATATCCCTTATTATTTATAAGGAATATAATTCCCTTCATATTATATCTTAGCATAGTTGATACTTCTTGTGCTGTCATCTGAAAAGACCCATCTCCTATGAACAACATAACCATGTTTTTAGGATTTCCTAGATAACACCCTAAAGATGCCCCCAAAGACCATCCTATAGAACCATATTGCATCTGGATTTCAAATTTAGTATTCTCTTTTAACTTCATTCCAAGACAAGTCATCCAAGAGGTTCCAGTCTCTGCTACAATGGTGGTTTCTGAAGTAATATACTTGTTAACAATTTCTGTTAAAGTCTCCAAACAAAATGACTTTTTAGAACTTTTTGTTTTCTCTTTTCTTGAAACCCACATATTTTCTTGTAAATCTCCTATGTTATCTATCATGACGCTATTCTGTGTCTTATTTGTAAAGCCGCATGTGTTGTAATCGTTTAACAAACATCCTAAATATATAACCAAATCAGATTTTGAAACAGCTTCTTTTACTCCTGGGTCGGATATCCCTTCCCAGTATATTCCAAGATAAGAGGAACTTTCTTCGTTATAATATCCTTTAGCATTTGGTAAACAGCAAACAGGACAAGGAAGATCTTCAAAACGACCTAATTGTTTTCCTAATACAATTATGGGATTTTTAGCCTTTTCATATAGACTTTTATCCAGTACAGATATTTCTATCTTTGGTGTTCTTATGTTGGAAATTTTAACATCTCCTATTTCAGAATCGAGAATATTTGACGGTATCTCTATATAAGCGGGTTTTTTATAATGTTTTATATACTTTATAGCCTTTGATAAAAAATAAGGGACCTTTGTTGGGTCTACTACTCTTTTTGAAAATACTGTTATGTTGTTGTAAATTTTCTCTACATATGAAACATCTACTTCTCCTATTGTGTGGTGAAAAACGTGTTCTTTAGATTGCTTTGGTCCGCAAGATATATGTAAAACAGGACAATTTTCTGCATAAGATCCTGCTACACCGTTTATAGCAGACAAACCACCAACCGAGAATGTTGTTACAAAAACCGCAAAATCTGTAGTTCTAGCATAACCATCTGCGGTATAAGCCATGTTTAGTTCGTTAGTGCAATGAATATGTTGGACTTTTGTTTTGTTTATAGAATCCAGTAGTGGTAGATTATAGTCTCCTGGTATAGAAAAACAGGTATCGGTAACAGAAGATATTGTTTCTGAAATGTAACTCTTGACTTTCATTTTAATTTACAAAAAAATGAAATAGTATATGAAAATGAATAGTTAAAAATATTTAACTCATAAAAATGTCGACCAATATAAGTTTCATACAGCGCTATCTGGACGAGGGGAAGATTTTGAAGACTTTGGATGAATATGCAAAGTCTAAGGAAATCGAACTCTATCGCAGATGTTCCCATGAACTCAGCGCTTCGAACAATACAATCAACATTTTTGATGACTGGGTTGATAATTGGATGCCAAA